AATGATAGTACGAATTCTACTACAGATCTACCAGTTCTACATCCAAAACCGGCATATAATGATAGTACGAATTCTACTACAGATCTACCAGTTCTACATCCAAAACCAGTATACGCCGATGCTATAAATAATATTATAGATTTAATTCAGCTTTCTAGAAATATTCCTGTAGATGGAGATTCTGTTTCTGCGTCAGACGTTGCAGCAGATGCTTTCAAGTCAATCATTGATAAAAAATTAAACGACATTGCAGAAGCGCTAGACATTACATCTATTAACGTAAACCAACAGTACCCAGATGCTATAAATATAAGTAACACTGGCGAAATAATCCTGTCACCATATAATTCAGAATCATATTTTGAAGTATATAGTGGCTTTCAACCCTCGATAACAATATCCTAATGGATAAGGAGATAACATGATTTTAATTCCAAAACACAAAGACGCACTTCAAATCAGTGGTGCACTATCATTAATTTTGACAGATACTACTAATGACAAAATTAAACAAGAAATGTACGTTCCAAATTTAGTAGTTACTACCGGTAAAAATTGGATTGCATCTCGCTTCATAGGTAACACTCCAACTAATACGCCCATGACCCACATGGGCATTGGTATTGGTACTACGAATGCAGGTACTGATGCTGCAGCCTTGGCCATGACGATGCTTGCTGATGAATTATCGCAAACAAGATCGGGTACTGCTGACACTAGTTATACCAGAGTTACTACAACTGCAACAAATGCTACTAATACTAATAGCGTTCAATATATTTCTACGTTCAATGCTAATAACCCAAACGTTACAGCTGGCGTTATACTTAGAGAAGCAGGCATATTTACCTTAGTTAGTACAGGGCCGACAGCTGGGACCCCTGTTGGTATTATGCTTTGCAGAACAGTATTTCCAACAGTTACAAAAATGCCTAATGACTCATTGACAATCACTTGGACAATTACAATTAATTAATTTTAATTAAGGCTACAATGGCAAATATCACGACTCTATTGAAGTATTCGTTAAAGACGAATATAGTCAAGTCAATATATTTTGAAATAATTTCAAAGGTATCGCGTTACTACTATACCTTTGGAAAAAGTACTGCGTGGCCTACTGTTACAACTGTTGTTAATAATCAAACAACTGTAGTCTCTGATGAAGATAGTCCTCCAGCTATACCTGACACATATCCTTACGAACTTCAAACTCGTGGGGATATGATCTATATGAAATACATTGATTCTAATGATGCGGCAGTTGTAATTAATAGAATTAATTGGATAACTGGTTTCGTTTATGATATGTATGATGATTACACCGAAACCTATCCAGCTGCATCTGGAGCACATTCAATTGACACTGCTAAATTCTACGTAATTACTGATGAATACAATGTTTATAAGTGTTTATCTAATAACGGAAATTCTCCATCAATATCTAAACCAATTAGTACGTCATCTTTAGCTACTATCACTACAGATGGATATGTATGGAAATTTATGTATACGATCCCTCTATATTTAAGAAACAAATTTTTAAATAGTACTTATATGCCGGTAGTTACTGCTTTAACCAATCAGTTTTATTCTAAAGGATCTATTATATCATACGCTATTGAGAATAGAGGATATGGATACGTCAGAAATACTTGGAAAGTAAAACGAATTAGTGTTATAAATGGTGGAACAGGTTATACGACTTCTACACCTATTACATTTCCAGTTAATAGTTCGGGAACTAGAGCTACTGCAGTCATCTCTGAAGTTACAGCATCTGGAAGTGTTAACAAAATATCAGTTACTAACACTGGGAATTTATATACTTATCAACCACAATTAACAGTTACTGCTCCTGTTGGCGCGTCAGGTTTAGACTTTATTATTGAATATGCAATGGATGATGTTGCATATACTAAACTTTCAATAACCGGTGATGGTTATAATGAATATAATCCATATAGTATAAAGAAAGTTAATATACTTAATCGCGGAACGTTTTTAGCATCACAATCTGGTGATCCATTTGCCTTTACTCCACCGGGATTAAGTCCAGGTGAGTTACCACAAATTGCTGTTACATTTAGAGCAAAGTCTGGAACTGCATTCTTTGAAGTAGATACAGTTACAGTAACAAATAGTGGATATGGTTATACAACACCATTAGTATTCGGTGTTAATGTATTTGCAAATACATTAACTAGCGTAAATACTGCTGCTGGTGAAGTAGCGTTTAATTGTAATTTAGATTTAGCATCACAAAAGAATGAAGCAGAACTTGTTCCATTAATTAGTTCTAGTGGAGAAATACAAGCAATTCAAATAGTTACACCAGGAATAGGTTATACTTATGCTACAGTTAATGTAATAGGTAAGAAAAGTGTTTTACTGGGTGGCGTAGATATAGTGTCTGTAGATTTAAGTTCTAATCCATTAGCATTAGGTTATGTTGCGGGTTTTACTAAAGCCAGTGTAGTTTTGAATTTTGGTATTGGAACTATTGATACTAAACAGTCTAATGTTGAATTATTAGCAGTGGATGGATCTATTGAAGTTATAAAAGTTGTTAATGGCGGAAATAGTTACAATAGTGCCACTACGATTACAGTACAAGGTGATGGAACAGGATGCACAGGCCAAGCGGTTGTAGTTGATGGAGCAATAACTAAAATCATAGTAACAAATCCAGGTAGAGGATATACTTACGCTAATATAATTGCATCAATTGGATCTAACGCAGTATTAAGACCAATAATTGCACCACGTGGAGGTCATGGAAAAGATGCTATTTCAGAATTGTATGCAAAAACTCTAATGTTATATACTCGTCTTACTTCTGAGAAGAACAGAGGTTTAGATATGACTAATGATTTTAGACAAATTGGAGTTCTAAAAAATCCGTATATATACGGTGACGATAGCTTCTATAGAAAATCTACAGGATCGACTTGTATATTGATAATATGCGATATTATCACTGCCAATACTAATGCTTATAATTCTATATCTATTGACACTCAGTTAATTTCAGAAGTAGATAATACTAAATCTTTTACTGTAATAGAAAAGCAAATACTAAACGGTTCTTATTATTTAGTGCTTTCCGTGAATAGCAATTATATACCAACTTCAGGAACAGCATTCATTAATGTGGTTTCTTCAACAATTTCCTATTCTATAAGCGCATCCACAGTATCTAATCCAGAGGTTAATAAATACTCCGGAGAGTTATTATACATAGACAATAGAGTTAAGTTTGTATCATCGGCTGAACAAACTGTAGCAGTATCTACTCTAATCACATTCTAATAAAGAAAAACTTATGGCACTAGACCTTTCGATTGAACCATTCTTTGACGATTATTCTGAAGATAAAAAATTCCATAGAATTCTTTTTAGACCTGGATACGCAGTTCAAGCGCGTGAATTAACTCAAATGCAGACTATTCTGCAAGAACAAATTCGTCGTCATGGAGATCATATATTCAAAGAAGGTGCAATGGTTATTCCAGGTCAAGTTGCATATGACGTTGACTTGGGTTATGTTACAGTACTTGGTACAGCTTCGGCATTACTTAGTTTAAGTACATTAACCGGTAAAGTAATAAAGAATTCAGCTGGACTTCTCGCTGTAGTTATATCACACGCATTAAAAACTACTACAGATCCTGACACTATTTTTGTAAAATATTTAAATTCTATTCAAAATTCAGCTGGTAATAATGTAAATACATTTTTACCAAATGATGTTATTTCTACAGTAGATAATCTATTATCTTATACTGTAGACGACGACGTAACTGCAGCAAATTCTTCAGGTGTTGTTGTTACTATTCCACCGATTGGAACTGCGTGTTCAGCAACTATTGCTCGTGGCGTATACTATATTAAAAAGAATTTCGTATTAGTAACTGACCAAACTATTATACTTGACAAATATACTAATACTCCAAGTTATAGAATTGGACTTCAATTAAGTGAAAGTGTAGTTTATCCTGAAGATGATGAAAGTCTATTAGACAACGCTCTTGGATCTCCAAACTATTCAGCGCCTGGCTCTGCGCGATATTATATGGATTTAGTGTTATCTAAGAAAACATTGACAGATACACAAGATTCAGATTTTATTGAATTATTACGATTAAATTCTGGTAAAGTGACATTTAAAATAGATCGTACTTTATATGCAGAAATAGAAAAAACACTTGCTCGTAGAACTTACGATGAATCCGGCGATTATACACTTTCTCCATTCACAATGTCTACACTAGAGTTTAGAAATAATCTACGTGGAGACTGGGCCGCTGGTGAAAAATTTGTTCAAGGCGATCTAATTAAAGTTCCAGATGGTGCTTTAGGATTTTATTATTTTGTTGCAACTACAAATGGAACAAGTGGTTCTATAAGACCAACAACGTTTACTCCAACAGTAGACTATGTAACCGATAATACTATCACTTGGGAATTCATGGTTAATCCCAATTTCAATCGTGGCGTTAACACCTTCACTGCTGGAGATCCTCTATATTCTGCATTTACTATAAACGATCACATTAGATTAAATGGAATGATTGCTATAGGAATTGAAGCTGGCAAAGCATATGTTCGTGGTTATGAAATTGCGAAAATATCAACTGAATATGTACCAGTATATAAGTCTAGATCTTTACCTGCTGGATCTACTGGAACTGGTTCATTAAGTCAATATTTTAATGTAACTTCTTTACCTGCAGTTACAGATTCGTTATCTGCAGAAAAAACTGCTAGTATAGATTTATCTAGTGGATCATATATTATATGTAATACTATTAAGTATGTACCTAATGTAACAACGTTTCCCGCTATAAATTTACATAGTGCAGTTACTGCTTCTGCTGTACAAACTGGTGCCGGTTCAACTGTTATAGGTACTGCTAGAATTCGTGGAATTGAAAGACATGATGGTTCTAATACTGACTTCAAAGTATTTTTATTTGATATTAAAATGAATACTGGAAAGGACTTTGTTAATACAAAGTCTCTTGGTAATTCTACTACTTCATTCTCTGCAAATGCTATTCAGGTTTCTAGTCAAACTATTTTAGATAGTTCTTTAAGTACTTCTTTAATATACTCTATTCCACAATACGCAGTAGCAACCGTTACCGAATTAGATTATTCAGTAGTTGTACCATTCACACGAACTAGTACTGGTGGCACTACTTGGGATATAACTGCGCCGACTGGATACACATTTGAAAGCGTGGCAAATGCATCAACAAACTATATTCTTAGCAATGACGCTCTTGGGACGTTAGTATCTAGTCCAACATTAGTGGCTGGGACTGGCAATGCTAGTCTACAAATACAGGGACTAACTGCTGGTTATGTATACTCACTTTTAGCTACTATGAAAAGAGCTAACGTTGCCAGTCCACATATCAAC